CCACCTGACAAGCAGCACCGTGTATGTGCACGGCGCCGTCGGCAAGATCGACCGCGCGACGCATGCGCGCGCACTGAACATGCTCCGCGAACTCGGCGTCACCAAGGTGATGTACGAGCGGCGCGGGCAGATGAAAACCATCAAGCTGTAACCGAAAGCGTGAACGACCAGAACCGGCTGCGATGCCTTCTGCCGAAGTCGCTGCTATCCACGAACCCTGAAAGAGCGACCCGATAACCATGGCTGATAGTGTCCAGACTCTGCGTCAAGTCGCCACCGGGACGCACATCCCAAATACCCTGGCGTCCTCGAACACGACCACGTTCTCCCGTACTCCGCACATTCTTCGCAGTGCTGTGGCGGCGCTGGCGATCGTCCTGCCCAACTGGTACGTCGCAGGCCAGACCGAGACGAACGCCGGTTCCGCTACATGGACCGCCGCTATCGAATACCCGGCAGGAACGTTCACCCGGGTGACCTTCGGCGGCGCCGCGTCAGTCACCTCGTCGAGCGGTGGCAACATCGTGTCGGATCAAATTCCGGTTTCGATCCCAAAAGGCGAAAAGTTCTGGGTTCGTCTGTTCCAGAATGCGCCGAGCAAGGCGGTGTACTTCACGTTTTACGCGGGCGACGGCACGGCGCAGTTCGTTTCGCCAGCCTCAGACCTGACCATGGGCGGCACCGCGACCACCTCGGCATCGTTCCAGGCAGCGACCACCACGCCGATCGCTATTATCGGTATGTCGTCCGACCCCGCGATCGGCATCTATGGAGATAGCATTTCTGTGGGCCGTGGCGATACCGCTGACGCCGGCCTGCCTCTGCAGGGCCACCTTGGCCGAGCATTCGGTGCGGCGTACGCAGCGGGCCACGTCGGGATCTCCGGCGACCGCATGTCACTGTTCCTCGGCAGCAAAGCCAAGCGCATGTCGCTGGCCTCGTATTTCACGCACTTTGCAGTGAATATGGGGATCAACGATATTACTGGTGGAGGCTCGGCCTCCGCAGTGGCAGCGGACACGAACTCAATTGTCGGCCTGTTCCCCGGGCCCGTCGCGCTCTGCACTCTGTCGCCGGTATCCACTTCGACCGACACCTGGAACAGCGTGGCGGCCCAAACCACGGTAGCGTCCAACGCTGTTCGCGTTACCGAAAATACGCGCCGCCTGGGAGGCATTTCAAGCGTCAAGACGGTGTACGACGTCAATCCGTCCGTCGAGAGTGTCGCATCCCCAGAGAGTGGCTTGTGGCGGGCCTCGGCCTATACCGCTGATGGCACTCACCCCTCGGCCAAGGGGTACAAGGAAGAGGCAGCGGCCATAAATGTGGCCTTGCTTACAGCGACGCAGCAGCCCGCGCAGGACGCGGTCGTCGCCACTACGGTAGCCGAGTCGCGCCGAGTCGCATTCCCGGGCGGTACCCGCGTGGTGGCGTTCGGCAGCGTGCCGAGCGCACGGGTGCCAAATGCCCCATGGCTGGAAGCAGGGCGGTGGTGGAGCGAGAAGCACCCGCTCGATGAGCGCTACTGGGTGGCGAACCTCACGATCGACCTGGACGAGCGCAAGACCACTGCCGTGTCCGTCGAGGTAATCGCTGCCGGCGTGACAGTGCTTCAGCAGCCCGTCATCCAGGGCAAGCTGATCCCGGTGAAGCTGGGTGGGTTCAATGCAGCGACGGGCGCGGTCAACTTCTGCACGTTCCGCGTCACATGTGCGAACGGCGAGCGGTTCGACCGCACGATCGGGTTCAAGCAGCAGGTCGGATCGTGGTCGCTGGAGAAGGACGCCGACGACGAGAGCTATTTCGTGGCCGACATCAGCAACGACCTGGCGGACAGCAACACCACCGCCAGCGCGGTGCTGGCGCAGCCGGTGGGCGTGAGCGTGCTGGTGGCTGCTGTGATCCAGGGGCCTTTGATCTTGGTGAAGCTGGGCGGCATGGACACCTTGCCGGCCGGCGTCAACTACTGCGACCTGCGCATCGACTGTGCGAACAGCGAGCGCTTCTACCGCACCATTCAATTCAACCGGGTGGACAACTGATGATCGATGCATCGCAACTGCCGAGCGTGCCGAACACCGAGCTGCTGAAGCAGCAGGATGCGGCCGCCGTCGAATACGCGCGCGCGCCGGCAGCACCTGGCGCGCCGCACGGCGCCGGCCGCCCGCCAGCAGTTCAGGGGACGACACGATGAGCTGGAAGCTGATCACTCCCCCTGTCGGCCTGGCGGTTTCGATGACCGAAGCGCGCACCGCTGCCCGCGTGGACGTCGGCGAAGACGGCACGTCGCCCCTCGATGGCGAAATCCAGCGTGCGATCCGAACCTACACCACGGAAGCTGAAGGCGAAACGAATCGCGCCGTCATGGAGCAGACCTGGCGCCTGACGCTGGACGGCTTTAAGGGAGCGATCGCGCTTCGCCGGCCGCCGCTGCTCCAAGTAGTTCACTTGAAGTTCTACGACGCCGACATGGTCCTGCAGACGCTCCATCCTGAGGACTACCAGGTTGATGGCGAAAGCGAGCCGGGCTTCATCCTTGCCGCGCCGGGCCGCGCCTGGCCAGCAACGGGACGCTTGGTCAACTCGGTCGAGGTTCAGATCCGGTGCGGCTATGGGCCCGACCATACGACCGTCCCGGATGCCATCTCGGGCTTCATCTTGGCGCGCGTGAGCGAGCACTTCCAGTCCGGCGGTCAGCCAAAGAATGAGCACGTCAAGCGGCTGTTGTGGCCAGAGGTGGTGATCGCATGATGAACGACCGGATTGCGTTACTCAAGCGCACAACGGCCCGGGATGGAGCGGGCCAGCGGCTTCCAGAGGCATGGACGCCCCTACCCGAGGTATGGGCAAATGTGAAGTTCCAGTCCGGCGCCGAAGCTATGCGCGCAAACGCCGACGTCTCCATCGTCAAATGCTCGATCAGGATCCGGATTCGCTCCGATGTCGATGCAACGATGAAGGCACGCTACAAGCGGGTCGATTACGACATCAAAGCGGTGTTGCCCGACTCTAATGATCGGGATTTCGTATTTCTCGTGTGTGAGGCGACCAAATGATGGATTTCGACCCGTCGAGCCTCATTGAGGCCGTGCAGAACACTGTCGACCAGGTCAGCGGCCTGGTCGACGAAGAGATGCTGCGCACTATCGGATTTGTCGGTGCTGACCTGTTTCGAGACCAGGCCAAGCAAAATGCGCTGTCGAACAAAAAGACCGGCGTTCTGTTTGACAACATCATCGTTAAGCGCCTGGATGAAGAATCCGACGCCGGCAGGAAACAGGTCTACCTGGTCACTGTGCGAAACGGTAATGCGTCTTCGAACGGTGCCTATTACTGGCGCTGGGTCGAGAACGGACACAAGTTCGTTCCGAAAAATACGACGGTCAGCAAACGCACCGGCCGCACGATCGGCTGGGCGGCGCACCGGCGCGCGGCAGAGCTCGAATATGGAAACAAGCGAACCCGGGCATATCCCTTCATGCGGCCTGCTTACGAGATGAAGAAGCAAGAGGCGGTCGACCTCATGACGCGCACGCTGGCCGAGCAAATGGCAACCAACACACGATGACACCACACGAGCAAATTTTCCAAGTGCTGGGCGACCTGGTCGATGGCCGGGTTTTCCCGGGGATCGCCGAACCCGCTACGCAGACGCCGTATCTCACCTTCCAAATTATCGGCGGCCCGCCGATTAATTTTGTTACGGGAGAGCGTCCAAGCAAGCGCTTCGTGCGCGTGCAGGTCAATACGTGGGCTGCGACGTCGGTCGAAGCGTCCCAGGTGGCCATGCAAGCTGAAGACGCGATCCGAGCGTCCCGGGCGCTGCAGGCCGAGGTGCTGACCACTGCGGCCGACACATACGATGAATCGATTGAATATCGCGGGGCCGTGCAGGAATTCATGCTGTTCTGCTGACCTCACCAGTTCCATACCCAGCCGCCCCGAAAAAATCCGGGCGGCTTTTTCTTTGCCCGAACGGGCGCAACGGCCCGGAAACGGGCCTCTTCACTGAAAGGCCCCTACATGGCACTCTCGCTCCCGACCGGTACCGCATACGCTATCGCTACCATCTATGCCGCCGCTGTTGGCGTCACAGCCGCATCGAACGCAGCGGAAACGGTCCTCACCACTGCAGCAAACACCTTCGCCGCCGGCGACTACCTCGAGTACGTTGGCGGCTGGAGCCGCATGACAAATCGCGTGTTCCGCGCCAAGGCCGCGACCGGCACCTCGGTCACCCTGGAAGGCATGGATACCACCGAAGTGAACCTGTTCCCGGTCGGTATGGGCGCCGGCGCGCTTCGCAAGATCACGACCTGGATTCCGATCCAGCAGGTGCTCACTGCCGAGCCGTCCGGCGGCGATCCGAAGTACGTCTCGGTCAGCCTGATGGAAAACGAGAACGATATCAATCTGCCCGACGGCTACAACGCGCAGAGCCTGGCCCTGACGATCGCCGACGACCCGCTGCTGCCACACCACGCGGCGATGAAGAAGATCGCGGACTCGCGCAAGATCGCCGCCCTGCGCGCCGACCTGCCGAGCGGCAGCAAGATCCTGTTCAACGGCTACATTTCGTTCGACGAAACCCCAAGCATGGCCAAGGGCAACGTCATGGCCGTCAAGGGCGGCTGCGCGCTGCAGAACCGCCCCGTTCGCTACGCCGCGTAACAAGTTTTGCCAGCTCGCACTAGCGGGCTTTTTCCCAGCCGCGAGGTCGCCCCTCGCGGTTTTTTTATACCCCTCTGAAAGATAAAAATCATGGCAACCAAAGCAAACAAAATCGTCCTCGGCAAGCGCCCAACCGGCTTCAAGAAAGAAGTGAAGTGCATCATGCTCGACGGCTCGACCGGCTGCATGGAAGTGACGTTCAAGTACCGCAGCCGGACCGAGCTGGCGGAGCTGACCGACAAGTTCCAGGCCACGCTGAAAGACGAAGCGAACGTCGAGATCGAGCGCTTCAAGGCAGCCGTTGAGAAGGCGAAAGCTGCGGGCGAGACGATTCCTGAATTTACGATGACCCAGGCCGAGATCGTGGCTCGCCAGACCAAGGTCGCTGTCGATTACATCCTGTCGATCGTCGACAGCTGGAACCTGGACGCTGAATTCGACAAGCACGGCGTTGCCGAACTGGTCGACACGCTGCCGGCCATGGCCGACGCAATCAAGGACGACTACCGCACCGCCATCAACGAAGGCCGCCTGGGAAACTAAGGGCGATCGCCGAGTCCATGTACAAGCCGGGTCTGTCTAAAAAGGACTTGGCTGAGATGGAGGCGGCGTGCCTCACGCCCGAAGACTTCCCAGATGAAGACGTCGAGGTGTGGCCAGAGAACTGGGATGCCTATGTGCTGTTCTCGTTCATGCGCACGCAATGGCGCGCCGGTGGCATGGGCATCATCGGGCTCGATTACGGCCCGCTGCATCGCAAGATGGATCGGATGGGCTTGTCGGCCGAGGGTTATGACGATCTCGAAGGAGACATCCAGACGATGGAGTACGCCGCGCTCGGCGCCATGCACGACCGCGACGAGTAGGAAACAACCATCACAGCCCTGAGCACTTGCGTGCCAGGCTAAATTATTTTCAAGGCTCGCCATGACCGATATCGTCAACAATGCAACAATTCGGGTGGTGGCGGATGCCTCCGGCGTCGAGGCTGGGCTGCGCCCCGCGATCGATGCCGCGCAGCGCGCCGGCCAGGCGATCACGCAATCGGGCGCTAGCGCCGCCGGCGCCGCGCGCAGTGTCGAATCTGCGCAGCGCAACATCATTGCCTCGATCCAGCGCACAACGATGGCGATGGAATCTGGCGGCCGCACCACCGCTGCCTACTACGAGGCGCAGGCGCGCCAGCGCAACGTGGACCCCGCATCACTGACCCCGTACTTGAATCAGTTGCGCGCTGTCGAGGCTGCGCAGAACCAGGCGACGGAGTCGACGCGTGCCCAAGCTGTGGCTGCTCGTGAGCTGGCTCAGGCGCAGGCCAATAAAGAATCGTTTCTGGCTGGCCTGCGCGAGCAGATTGCACTGTTCGGCAAGTCGACAGAAGAAGTGCTGCGATATCGCGCCGCTCAGGCTGGCGCGTCGCAGGAGGCCGCGCAACTGATCCTCCAGCTGCAGAACATGCGTGCAGCCCAGGAGCAAGTCGAGGCCGCCGCGCGCGCCGCGGCGCTGGCCCAACGTGAAGCTGCGCAGGCCGACGCATCGCGCAACGCGTTTCTACAAGGATTGCGCGAGCAGATTGCGCTATTCGGATTGTCCACCGACGAAGTGCATCGGTACCGCGCAGCGCAGATCGGCGCATCGAGCGCAGCCGATCCGCTGATCGCCAAGCTGCGGGACCTGCGCTTGGCGCAGGAGCAGGCCACCTACGGCGAGCGGATGCTTGCCCAGGCCCAGCGCGAGGCCGCGCAGGCGCGCGCCGGCCAGGACTCATTCCTGAAGGGGCTGGAGAATCAGGCTCAGGCGATCGGGAAGACACGCATCGAGCTGCTCGAGCTGCAGGCCGCGCAGATGGGCGTGACCACCCGCGCCAAACCCTTCATCGATCAACTGCGCGCGGCAGATACCGCGCTGCAGGGTGGTGGCATGTCGGCTGCAGCAATGAATGCCGCGCTGCGCAACGTACCGGCGCAGATGACCGACATCATCGTCAGCTTGCAGGGTGGCCAAGCACCGCTGACGGTTCTGCTCCAGCAGGGTGGCCAGCTGCGCGACATGTTCGGCAGCATCGGTGGCGCGGCGCGCGCACTGGGTGGGGCCGTCCTTGGCCTGATCAATCCGTATACCGTCACGGCCGCCCTGGTGGCAACCGGCGCACTCGCCTTTAAGTCTGGCTACGACGAGTCGCTCAAGTACTCGCGCGCGCTGATCATGACCGGCAACATCGCGGGCACCACTGCTGGCCAGATGTCCGACATGGCCAACAGCATGGAGCTGGTCAATGGCTCGCAGGCGGCGTCAGCCAAAGCCCTGACGGCTCTGGCAAGCACCGGCGCGATTGCCGGCTCGAACCTGGAGAAGTTCGGCACGGTCGCTGTCGACGCGCAACGTATCCTCGGCAAGAGCGTCGAAGACACTGCGAAAGAATTTGCGGCACTGGGCAAGGACCCGCTCACCGCGCTGCGCGCCATGGGCGACCAATACGGCTTTGTAACCACCGAGACCTACCGGGCCGTCAAGGCAGCGCACGAGCAGGGCCGCATGATTGATGCAGCAAGCATCGCTCAAAACGCCTACGCCAATGGCGTGGTCGGCCAAAAGGACAGAGTCCTGGCCACCCTGTCGTCCTGGGAGCGGGGGTGGATCAATCTGAAGAAGCTGCCGGGCGAAGCCTGGGATGCGGTCGTCGAGTTTGCTGGTGGCCGAGTTGAGGGGCCGCAGCAACAGATGGCCGCGCTCGACGCACGGAGTAAAGCCATGGAGTCGCGCATTGAGCGCCTCAAGCGTATTGGGAAGAATCGCGATGGCGAGGCGTACGACGCGTCCAAGGACCGGGACGTCCTTGCAGAGCAGGCTCTGTTGGCGGCGAATCAACGCACCATTGCAGGCATTCAGGAGAAGGCGAAGGCAGAAGAGAAGGCTGCTCAGGACAAGGGCAAAGCGACTCAACGCGAGGCGCTGCAACGAGATTGGGACGACAAGGCAAAGATTCTACTTAGCCGTCAACAGCAGCGGGATATGGCGATGGATGCCGCCAAGACCCAAGGCAAAGCGCTGGATGTACCCGAAGAGGAAATCCAAAAGCGGCTGAGCGCAATTCGCCGAGAATACAACGACGTCTACGTCGCTGGCATTGACAACAGTCTCGCCGCACTGCGTAAGCGTGGGGAGGTTGAAGACGCACTGTCAAAGCGAGCCCTGGATCGAATTCAAGCTCAGCGTGATGCAGGATCGATCTCGGAAGAAGACGCGTTACGCCAGACAGCTGCACAACAGCTTGCCGACATGGATCGCGTTGAGGCAGGTCTTCGTCGCCAACTTGCTTTGACTAGCTCGAAGATTGGCAGTCAGCAGCAACAGACCGATATCGAAGGGCAGATTACTAAGCTTGGCATCGAGCGCGGCAGCCGTAGTATGCAGCTCGAGCGCGAGCTGGCGGCGTTGCAGCGCGATCGTGCCCAGGCAAGTAACGAGCTGTACATGCAGGGCGTCACGGCAGCAAATGCCGAACTGAGTGGCATCGCGGCTCAAGTCGAGGCGCAGCGCCTGGCCAATGAAGAAATTGGCTTGAGCACGGAAGGCGTCGCGGTTCTCCGGGCTGAGCGAATGCTCGCGCTTGCCGCCTTGAAGGAACAAACTGCTGCCGAACTGGAGGCGTCTGAGAAGGGCAGCGTCACAGCGGAAGTCTATCGCCGTCAGGCCGCCCAGCTGCGTAACCTGGCCGTAGCCAAACAGCAGGGCGTTGTGAATGAAGGGATCGCCGAAGCGAACAAGAAGGCGCAAGACAGCCTGAAGGAGTTTCTCGACCCGGCCCGGGCGCAGACGTTCGGCGAAGCCTTGCGTGAAGCATTCGGCACGGCGGGCGACTCGATCACGAAAGTGACAAGCGCGCTCGACGCGTTCGGCAAGCGGCAGGCAAAAATCGCAGAGGAGCGCGGCAATGCCGACATGCTGCTGCGTAACGGGAAAATTTCAGAGATCGAGCACCTCGAGTACGTCGACCAGCTCAATCAGGAAAATGCCAAAAACCGGATGGCTGGCTACGGCGCCATGACCAGTGCTGCAGCCGGATTCTTCGGTGAGCAAAGCAGAGGCTATGAGGCCCTGATGGGCGTGTCGAAGGTATTTCACGCGGCCGAGCTGGCGATGACGCTGGCGGAGCTTGTGCCAAAGGGTATTTCGGCGGTGTTGAGCCAAGGTGAGGGCGATCCATACTCAGCGTTCGGCCGCATGGCTGCTATGGCTGCAATCGTGACTGGTCTGGGCGTGGCCATTGGGAGCGTGTCTGGCGGAGGCGGCGTGCCGCTTTCCGAGTCGCGCCAGAAGAAACAGGGCACCGGCTCGGTGCTGGGGTCGGATGCCAAGTCGGAATCTATCTCGCGCGCGCTCGACGGCATTGAGGGTGCGACGGTTCAAGACCTGGCCATCAGCAACGGCATGCTCGCTTCGTTGCGCAACATCGAGGTGGGCATCGGACAATTCTCTTCGCTGCTGGTGCGCACCACTGGCGTGACAGGGAAGTTTGGCGCGGACATGGGCAAGAGCGTGTTCGACGCGAAGGCAATTGGCCTGGGCGGTGCCGCGCTGGGTGGTGTGGGCGGTGCAATGGCTGGTGCCTATGTCGGTATGGGTACCAGTCAGATTGGCCTGCTGCTCGGAGGCACTGTTGGGATGGCGCTTGGCGCTGCACTTGGCGCAATTATCGGCAAGACGTTTGTCGGTAAGGCGCTGGGAAGCATCTTTGGCGGCAAGCAAACCGTTGAAGATACCGGCTTCACTCTGGACAAGACGACCTTCGCCGGGATCTTGGGCGGCGGCGTCAACGCATCGCAGTATGCCGACATCAAGAAAAAGGGCGGCTGGTTCAGCAGCGACAAGAACAGCACCAAGATGGAAGGCATTGGCGCGGACGGCAACCGCCAGATCGCCAGCATCCTCACATCGCTGTATGACACCGTGTTCGAAGCGGGGAAGGTTCTGGGTATTGGGGCTGACGGCTTCGAGGCGCAGCTGAACAGCTTCGTGGTCGATATCGGGAAGGTTAGCCTGAAGGGGCTGTCGGACGACGAGATCGAGAAAGAGTTGTCGGCCGTGTTTTCTAAGGTGGGCGACAACTTGGCCGCGTTCGGCGTGGCCGGTCTCGAATCGTTCCAGAAGGTGGGCGAAGGCTACCTAGAAACCCTCACCCGTGTGGCGACCAATTACCAGGCCGTCTCTGTGGTTACGGATTCGATGGGAATGACGTTTGGCGAAGTCGGTCTGGCGTCGGTCGGTGCGCGGGAACGGCTGATCGATCTGGTCGGCGGCCTGGATGAGTTTACGTCGAGCGCTGACCAATTCTTGGCCGATTTCTACACCAACCAGGAGCGGGCTGACTCACTTCGCGCGCGCATCACGCCGACGCTCGACCAGTTCGGCATCAAGACAGGTGCCGAGGATTCGCTGCAGCAGTTCCGCAGCGTTGTTACCGGGCTGGACCTGACGACCGAATCTGGCGCGCGCGCCT